ATAGCAAGCTTGTCATCAAGAGAAATGTTTTCTGCAAATCAGGTTACTGTAAAATACTCTTCAGCATCTACTTCGGTAAATAGCACCTCTAGCCAGCCTTTATGGACATCTTCTGATTCGTTTCTTGGAGCTGGCAGACTTGATGACGATATTGTAGACAGTAGCACAATGTTCAAGCTAAAACCAAATACAATAAATAAAGATAGAATTGATAAGGTGCTAGATGCTTTTAGTGGTTATGTTTTAATTAACGATGAGATAATTGAGTACGACGGGCTTTGGTATCAATATGTTCCCAAAGAAAAAGATTATTCGTTTGATCCACCACGTGATAAGCCTGCAGTTCGAGTTCTAATGAAAAGCCAATCAGATTTTTGGAAGTACGAAGCTTTGGCAAAACCAGGGTCTAAGTATTTTTTTCCAACTGGGGAGTACAATATTAAGACCAGGGGAGCGCTTGGCACACTGAAAAACAAAAGGAATCATCAAAAGCAGGTAACTTCTTATATTAACGATGTAGGTCAAAATGATCCAAATAAATTTAAACCTTATTCAGTTTCTCTGGGAGAAACAGCTATTACAAAATGGACAGGCGGAAACCTAACTGCGCCAGCAAATCCGAGATTTGATAGTAAATCTAAAAACTTTTTGATGATATCAAGCTTAATTAAAGAAAAAAAACAAGTTAATTTATTAATAAAGCCATTTAATACAATTAACACAGGATCTTTATATATGGCATGCGGAACCAGAATGTTTTTTGATAGCCAGCTAGTAAGCCCAGCTCAGGTTGGAGGCATTGCATTTTGCTTAGACTCAACTGGCCAAAATGGCTACTATGTTCTAATACGTACTACAGCTTATGCTGTTTTAGAAAACGACATAATGATTGTAAAAGTTCAAAATGGAAAGATTACTGTTTTAAAAGATAGTCAGCAAACATCTCCAAAGACTTTGGCTGGAATATATGCAGGCCAATCTTACAACATAGACGTACTTGTTAAGTCTCAAATACATTCTACATCAGACATTTTGATTAAAAATACGATTACTGTTTTTATTAATGGATTTAAGATAAGAGCGGTTGATGTTGGAAGTGATTCTACAAACCAATACATTCCACCACTTGCTATTACAAAAAATATAGCAGTTCATTGTGGGCGTGGCATGTCCTACTTTGATTTTTTATACGCAAAGAGTATTGATGAAGCTCTTTATAATCAAAGATCCACAGTGTCATCATACAAACACGTTGGCTCTTATGCAGACGACACAATTTCTATGCTATACGGAGATTTAATTTATAATAATGGGAACACACTCGCAGACCAAAATGGAGCACTAATTGAGTTTGGAACAACCGCAAGAGAAATAAGAAAGGTAAAAATTGCTTACGATCCAGACGAAAGGCCTGCCTTACCTATTATGTTTAGAACTTCCAAAAATCCTTACGCTACAGTCCTTGACCAAAGGCTCCAGCCATTTTCTGCGGAGACGTATATTTTAAACAATACATCCACCTCAGTTGTTTTGCACGATAGCGACTACACAACTTTCTATGTACTTGGAAATAAAATTAGCCGATCCTCTGCTATAGAGTATAATACAGATCAATCAGAAGATTCCCAAAACAAGGAGTCTGTAATATTTGAATCGTCATGGATTCAGAATGAGCAGGATGCAGAAAAACTTGCAAATTGGATTAAATCAAACTCTTTAAATAAGGGTAGGTTTGTTGACATGACAGTTTTCGGTAACCCATTAATATCTGCTGGAGATATTGTTAGCATAAAGTATCCAATATTGGGGATGTCAGAATCTAGCGCTAAATACCTAGTAACTAAGTGTACTTTAGAATATTCAGAAGGGATCACTACCACAATTTCGTGTAGAGCTATCTAATAACGTAATGGTATAATAAATAAATGGGAATTGAAGTAGGAAAAATTGCGGTCATATTTGACGATGACCCACGCCTTGCCGCAGTCTGGAAGGGTGAGATTAGGGAAACAAGAGCGCTTGAAAACCCTTTTCCATTTTCAAGTGGTGGCTCAGACGGCGGAGGCCCAGGACCATCTTTCCCTCCAAATGTCAAAAGGCCACAGCTTTCAGACATAGTGTTTAAAGGATTTGAAACTTATGATGATTCTTCTAAAACACAAAGAGTAAGAGCAAAATTTAGAATTTATAATTCAAGTGATGAGGAAATAGATGGATTCCTTTACACGTTAACAATGTCAGATACACAGGGGGGAAGATCATGATAACTAAATTTGGTAAACGATTTTTAACCAATTTTGTTGCAGGCAATTCAACTTTTGATTCAAAGCAAATGGCATTAGGTATTGCAACTGGATCATCTCTTGAGTACCCTTTGTCCGATACAAACTCAAGATTAGGATTTGAATTTTATAGAGTTCCAATTAGACAGGGCGGAATAGATGTAGACACATCCGTATCACCACCCAAATATACAGTTATCTATTCTGCTACAATTCCTACAAATATTGCAGGTAAGATTAATGAGATAGGAATATACTCAGGAGAATCTTATACGAGAAATTTATACGATAGCAAGTTTATATCTAACTTTGAGTTGCCATACAAATGGAACCCTGAGCCAGCATTAGATCAAACCAATTATAGAATTGGAGACAGCTCGCTGATATTTGGTTCAAATGCGGCGGCTGCTAGAGAGTACACCTATGAACTTGGAAGCCTAGATGTATCTGGATATGATCCATCAGATACATTATGTTTTTCATACAAGGCAAATGATGCAAACCTATCATCATTAAAGGTTAGACTGTATAGCTCAGATACTGATTATATTCAGTTTACATTTACTGGACATTCAGTCGGATATAATATTAAAAGTTTAAACATGTCTACTGGAGTATCAGTAGGAACATTTAATCCACAAAGTGTTGTTAAGTTAGGAATTGTTGTTACTCCAACATCTGCTCAAACATATGTATCTATGGATGGATTAAGAATTAATGATGAAGATACGTTTGATCCAGCATATGGATTAATTGCTAGATCTATATTAGATTCAACTCTGATCAAAGTAAATGGAAGAGAAGCAGCAATAGAATTTAAACTAGACCTATCGTTCGGAGTTTAGTGTGTCAGAACAATATCCAGATTTAGGAATTAGCCAAAGCCAAGACGGAGACTATTGGGATATAGTTGTTTCGGATTTGGATTTTGAGACAGACTATTCACTGCAAGTGGCCTGGTCTTATTTAGATAAAACAAAAGTTGCAAGCGAATATTCGGATAGATATAATTTTACAACACCTCAACAGGAAGGCCTACTCGCTCCTAAATTTGTATTAGATGACCTTTATGCAATCAACTCAATACTTTATATTAACTGGAACGGCAAAGACTCTAGCGGCGCAGAGTATTCAGAATCAATTTTAAAGCAGGTAAACATTTGGATCAAAGGCGGAGACTTTGGAACAGAGTTTGTTCAATACGCAACTTCTTTTGCAAAATCTGGTCTTATACAAATTAATGCTACACAGAAAACAACATACTGTGTAAAACTTCAAGCCGAATCAAAAAATGGAGATTTTTCACTTTTCTCAAATGAATTCTGCGTAACAATGTTGAAGCAGCCAAAGGCTGTGTATGATGTAAGACATACATGGGATAAGGTAGGAAACCTATCTGTATTCTGGAAGTTTGATCCAACACTTAAAGATGCAACAAATGATAACACTATGGCAGATCAATTTGGATTACAGATGCTTGATGAAACAAATGATGTTGATGGCACCTGGTGGACAGCTGTAGAAAAAGATAAAATACCTCCATTAGAACAAAAAATAACAATATCTGCAAACGATTTACAAAAAGTGTTTGGTAACGTTACAGCATTTCAAACAGACTATGCCAGCTTTATTTATGTTAGAGATAAAAATTTACAGACGAGCCTTGTAACTGGCTATGCCTTAACAAAGTACTCTGATCCACTTACCGCTCCAGTTATTTCAGTAATAAAGGGTCCTTTATCTTACAATGTTTCATTTACCAATGACTCAGAATTTGATAGGATATATATTGAAGACAGTATTGACAGTGGTGTTACTTGGGTAGACAGAGGCTCTTCTTCTTCAAACCCAGTTTATGTTTCATCTGGAAACTCTGCGCCAAGACAAGTACGTGCAAGATTTTCTAAGATACGCGGTGGTCTTACTGGGTATAGTAATATTGTTAGTGTAACGCCAGACCCATTAGTTTCTTTTAATGATCAGGCGCCAAATAAACCTACATCTTTTTCTGGAGTTGGATCTGTAGATAGCAGCGGAGTTATAGGATTTAATGGAGTTATTAACTTTACATGGACTCCAGATGTATCCTCTTCAAATGTAAGAGGTTATCGAATTAAGTTTAGGCCGTATAAAGCAGCCGCACCTTTTGAAGAATTTTCTTATGTTGACTCTCCAGGAACTGGAACAAAGTATAGGCTGGCTGGATTAGCAGTTGGGACTACCTATGAAATTGCTGTAGGATCTTTTAATGAATTTAATAAAGAATCAATTTCTTATACTAGCGGAACAAACGTACTTGTTCCTGGAACCCCATTTATTGGTACAAATGTAACTACAACTGGTTACTTTGAAGCATTTCCAGGATCGGGAAACACAAGCAATGCCTTTAGGTTTGGGTATGGAGTTGAATCTGGTAAGCGTGGCATCACATTTAATCCAAATAATTATTGGTACATTGATTCAGATGCATCAGCACTATTTAAACTTGGCGGAGACAATGAAAATTATATTCAATGGAATGGGCAAACATTTATTGTACAGGGTGACCTAAGAGCAAAGAAAGGAAATTTTTCTGGCAGCGTTGAAATAATTTCTGGTGGTTCATTGTTTAGCGGGGTAATGAATCAAAACCAGTCTGGCATTACTGGAGCTGGTTTTATATTAAACAACAATGGATTAAAATTTAGCTCATCGACAATTTCAGATATAACAACTATAAGCGGAACTACTGGAAGGTTTGTTACCTCAAGTGCAGAAATAGGTGGTTGGAATGTAGGAGCAAGTACTATATCTTCTACTGGAATTACTTTAACCTCTGGGTCTACAGTTGGATCAACTTCTATTATAGCAACTAATGCTGGTGGATACGTTGGAATAAAACCAAAAGGAACTGTTGGTTCTGATATTGTTTTATGGGCAGGTAACACTGCATCTCCAACGGCAAATAATGCAGCAAGCGGTCAAGCTGGATTCCAAGTAAATGCTGATGGTCAGCTTAGAGCTACTGGTGCAATTATATCTGGAGTTGTAAGTTTAGAATCTGGATCCTCTTTGGGAGGCTTAGTTCCAGATTCCTCTAAGGTTTACTATTCAGGAACTACCCCCGTAGTTCCAACTGGTGGGCACAAGCAAGGCGATTCTTGGGTAGATACTGCAAATGGAAATCAGCTAAAAATCTGGAGTGGAACAGCCTGGGTGATAACACAAGATTCTGCTGCTGCATTAGCAGTTGCAAATCAAAAAACTAAAACAACATATGGACCAACACAGCCAACAAATTCAATTTTAGGTGATGTCTGGTACGATACAAATACTGGAATTAATTATTTTAAAGTTTATAATGGAACTCTGTGGACCAGAATGAAGGACTCTGATATAACTGCAGCAGATCTAAAAGCAGCAAGCGCTCTTACTGAAGCAGAAAAAAAATCAACAACAACATCTTCAGCTACTGCTCCATCATCTCCCAAAGCTGGTGATATTTGGTTTGACATCAATTTTAATTATTTTAAAGTGTGGAGTACAACTGTAACACCAGCAGCCTGGGTTAGATTAAAAGATGGAGATCTATCGGAGGCTCAAACTAATATAACTGCAATCAATGCAAAAGCAGACAATGCTTTGGCAAAAGTAGTTAAATTTGGTGAAGATGGAAGCTTAGCTTCAAATCTAACGGTAAAGTTTAACTCACCCACACCAGGATCTATAAACTCCCAATACCAGATTGGCCAAACTATATTTGCAAAAAATACATATTCAAGTGATGTGCCAGGATATTTTTTAGGCTGGGAAACAGGACCTGGAGGAGCAATCTATCCTGCATTCAATGTAGGTAATAATTTAGCTTATCTTAAATATTCAAATGCTACCCAGACACTCGAAGTAAGAGGAACAATTAAAGCCACAGCAGGAGACTTTCTGGGAGATGTAAAAGCTGGTGGGGGAGCAATAACAATAGGTCTTAATGGAATATCTGCTGCAGGATTTTCAATAAATACATCTGGAGCAGCTACATTTACAAGCGGAACGTTTGCTGGAAATATAACTTCTACTGGAACAATAACAGGTGGTACTATAACTGGATCTAATATATCGACATCTGGAAACTTTAACGGATCCCTGAGAATGAATTCATCAAACAACCAATTAGAATGGCTTGGAACTAACGCCGTTGTTATTGGAAGAGCATTTGTGTATGCAGGAAATCAAACGATTATTGCTTCAGGTGCTGGCGGAGATTATTCTGCTTTTCCATCTTCTGCTGGAATGGTAAGTCTTTCACCTTCATCAGTTTCTCTTCAGGTAACTAATGCAGCAGGTAATAGCATTGGAGGGCTGACAATAGATTCAGCTTATGCTACATTTAGTTCTTTGTATGTAAGAAATCTCTCTTCTGCAGTTCTTACTGAGCCAGTTTTTAGAAATATAAGTATGGGTACTGATCCTAAACTAGCATCGGCTGCAGATGGCATCCGTGGCGACATATATATTCAGTACTCTTAGGATAATAGATGTCAGACATTTTTATTAAAAGCACTACGGGCTCTGGTGGTTGGAAAAAAATAACTAATCTTTTTGTTAAGAGTACTACTGGATCTGGTGGGTGGAAGGCTGCAGCTGGCGTATGGATTAAAAATACCACTCAGTGGCTTAAGGTTTGGCCCCTGTCAGGAATTTTTGCTACAAGAGTTCCATATATTGGATACCTTGCATCAGATGCATATGCAGCCAGAATGCCTAATGCCACTTATCCAGTAGTTAGAATAGGCGACTCCTATTTTGGAAACAATGCTAACTGGGATTTAAATGGATGGAATGCATCATCCTATACATACAGATGGAAACTTTATGATCAGAATGGTACAGACTTATTAACAACTTTAAGAAGCGGAACAACTTGGTCAGTTGTCGCCCCAAATTCTACAGGTAGTGGACAGGATCAGTTACCATATGCAATATGGACATCAACAAACTCAACAAATGCAGATGAGCAATATTTAGCATTTGAAGTTACAGCAAACAATTCATCCAACTCTCAATACAATGGTGTGTCTTTTTCAACAAGAGTAAAAGTTATTAGAGAAAGTCCTATAAATTTAACAGCAAGCTTAAGTACAAATAGCCCGTCAGTTGGAACACCAATAACATATTCATCAACATGGGAAGCTGGAGAAGCATACAAACCACGTAGCACGTTTGTACAATGGCATAGGAATTCAACAAACACAACAGTCGGTGGAACTTTTCTTGCAAATGGAGCATCTTACACTCCAGTAGAAGCAGACAATGGTAAATATTTATATGTTACAGAAACAAGACAGAACTCTGGAACAGATTATGATCTAGGTATTGCAACTGGTGTTGAAGTCTCAGTAGTGACTACTAATGTAGTTGCCTCAGCTCCAAGTACATTTACATATTCATTAACAAATGTAAGCTCTGTAACTACGCCTTCTGCGCCTACACAAACTAGAGTTTCTTCCACATCAAACACCGTTCTTGTTGAAATGGCTGCATCTTTTCCTTCTGATACTGAGTACTATGATCTTTTGAGTTATGGTGCTGGATCTAATACGGGGGGAACAATATCTGCACCAATTACTCAAGCAGTAACAACATTAAATCAATATAACTCTTCAGGAAATTTTGTTCCTACTGGAGGTACATCTGATGCGATTTTAAGCATATCTCCTTCTGCTTCAAGCTCTTCAATAAGCACATTTACTAAAGCATATGGAAATTCAAGAAAAATAAATGTTAATGTCAGCACAACAACTGGAGCCCAAAGCTGGGCTGTAAGCTGGAACTTGTCTGGAGCATCAGGAGGGAATGGCACATATATATCAAACACAAATTCAATGCCGCTTACCATTACAGTAGGTGGAGCCTCTAATCCAACTGTATCTATAAATAGCGTAACGGCATACTCTGGATTAAATCAGACGGGAGCTACTAGAGCTGGGACTGCAGGCTCACCAACCTCCTTGTCTTCTATAGCAAAGCCAACTTCAACATCCTCAACTTCTTCTTTAATCTATACTTACTATGCAAATAATCAGTTAGCATTAGCTAAAAGAAGAGTTACCCTCCCAAGCAATTTTACTAATAATACAAATGTTTATATATCAACAAATGGTTTTATTGGAATAGGAACTAGTACGTCAACAGGATCAACTCCACCAATAACTGGAGTATTTTTAACACCTATAATGAGAGACCAGAGGCAAACTTTTCTATATCATTATTCAGACTCTACAAATTTTTATATAAGATGGAAAGGCGCTGATTGGCAAGATGCTACAAAAATATCAGAATATCAAGCAAAATTTTATTATGACTCAAACATAGTTGATGTTAATTTTATTAGTAACGGGGTAGATTCTTACAGCACTAATGCTGTTTATAATAATAATGTTGTTACGCAAACATGGGCTGAATCTACATTGCAAACATCAGACAACTTTGCAGTAGCAGGAATGACTAGAAATACTAGCAGAGATGGAGTAGATGATAACTTTACTTTAATTACAGCAGTAAAGCCAGTCGTTGCTCCAACAATACTTACAGCTCCAGTTGTAACACCTAGCACTGGAACTCAAGGAACCACAACCTATACAACAACTAATGGAACCTGGACTAATTCTCCGACTTCGTTTGCTTACCAATGGAGATACTTTGATCAAGGAAGCGTTTACCCAGCTGCACCAGCAAGTATTGTATCTCCATTTACAAGCACAGCACAAACATACAGGCCTCCAGCAAACTACAGAACCATATATGGGTCCGCTTTGTATTGTGACGTAGTGGCAACTAACTCAGGTGGATCATCAATTGCCTCACGTTCTGCTGCAGTTTCTGTCAATGCAGCAGCTGGTCCGTTCTTCCCACCGTTCTTCCCACCATTCTTCCCACCGTTCTTCCCATTCTTCCCACCATTCTTCCCACCATTCTTCCCACCATTCTTCCCACCATTCTTCCCAGGAGTAGCTCCAGGCCAAGTCACAGGAGTAACCTGTTCTTCAGATCGTTATGACGGAGTCCAGATATCTTGGACTGCAGTGACTGGTGCTACTGGGTATGACATCTGGTATGGCGGGCCACCATCTCCAACATCAACGCCAGACACTAGCGTTGGGGCAGTAACTACTACACTATGGACTAATGCGCCATCTGGCACTCAGACTTATTATGTTCGTGCAAAAAATGCTAATGGAAATGGAGCCTGGTCTAGCCCTGGAGTATCTGGAACTAGATTGTCTATGGGTGGCGGATATTAAAATAGTTAATACTATTGACTAATAGTGCCTAAATGGTATAATAAACAAGGAGGAATAAAATGACTACATTAAAAAAAGAAGACAAGATTCAAATTATTGAAGCAAGACTAAAGTCTATAGAATATAAAAAGTATAGCCTTGGGATAGATCTTGTTGTTGAAAATAATAAGAGTGAACCAATAGAAGAAGCTGTTACAAATTTAAGTAATGCTATTGAAGAATGTAATAATCAACTGTCTGTTCTAAATTCAGAACTTGCAGACGTAAATGCACTAGCCGAGTAGGTAAAAATGGAAAAATTAGAATTGATTGTTAATGCCCTGCAAGAAAGAATTGGACAGCTAGTCTCTGGATATGAGACTCAGATCGCAGTATTGAGGGCGGAACTAACAGAATTAATGAATGCACAGCAGGAAAAAGAAAGCTATGCTAAATCAATTGATTCTAAGTTAGAGGAGGCATAAAATGGGCGAAGTATGGGCAGATGGAGAGCCAGCAGATCCAAAAAAGCTACAGAATCTTCAAAATCAGATAGATCAAATAAAAGAAATATCAGATCAATCTTATAATTTAAGTAAGACTACAGCGGGTGATATCACAACACTTGGAATACATCATATAAGATCTGGCGTGGTTAGATTTCAAAATGGAATATCAGCCAAAGCAGACCCAGTCTCAGTAGAGGTAAATCCTGGTTGGGGAGAAGAGTACACAGATGCTTTTATAGTTGCATCCCCAAAGCTTAAAGACCCAAAGGCCAGCAATATCAGATGGTCAATATCTGGTGAGGTAACTAATAACGGAACTGCAAAGATAGTTGTTTATTCAGACTTTAAATTAGGTCCGTTTAACTTTGAATGGATAAGCGCTGCTATTAAGCCTTCTACCCTTTAGAAGTACAACTATTGACACACTAGCTTAATATGTTACAATTGGTATAACATTAAGCCACGATATCGTGGCTTTTATATATATTAAGGGTTTTAATGAGCAACGATTTAAAGTGGATGATTTCATCCGACCAACAGTTTCCGTATCAAGACGATAAAATGATTGCCCTATGGTTTAAGGTTATGAAATGGTTTAAGCCAGACGTTGTTGATTACCTTGGCGATACAGATGATCAAGCCTGCTATAGCAAGTATACAGAAGGAAGATCAGCAGAGTTTTTAAATTTTCATAAGACAGATAGCAGAGATTTAATTGTTCCCATGATGCGCCATGAAGCAAAGGGTGCAAGAGACTTTTATACTAAGACTAGAGAAATGCTTCCAGAAGCACAGCTGTTCTCAGCTCTTGGAAACCACGATGTTAGAATTTTTAATTATGTAGATGCGAAGTTGCCAGATTATATTAATGAAGTTACCCCCGAAGCTCTTTGGGGACTAGACTCATTAGGTTATGAATATATTCATTATAATGAATTGCCAAAGCGTCGCTTTGGAGACATTCACGTTCATCATGGGCTTTCAATTGCATCAACTGGATCCGTTCGTAAAGATATGGAAGATCTTCAAATTTCATTAATTAGAGGTCACTCTCATAGAATTGCTTCTCATTTAGTTACATATGAATTAAGAAATAATGGCGAAGGAGAAACACTTCGTGGCTACGAGCTTGGGCACATGTGTGATGAAAAGGGTCCAGGAATGAAATATATGCAACACCATGATTGGCAAAAAGGTTTTGCTATAGCGCATATTGTAAATGATTACCCACATATTCAGATGATACATGTGGCACCAGATTATTCATGTGTTGTTGATGGGAAGCTATTTACATTATGATGAAATGCAATAAGTGTCAAGGTAGGGTTTTTGTAGATAGAGTATTCTCACAAAAATTACACGTAGAGCTTTTCTGCATGATGTGCGGTAAAAGATGGATGATTAATAAGGATACGAGTGCACTAGGTAAATGGATAGAAAAAAGAGAAAACAGCCAACTAAAAGCATTCGGTATTTCTTCTTAAATAACAAGATACATAAAGTATTAAGTCATTCAAGATCTAAAGACCAAATGGTTGCTTGGTGCTATCCTGATAAAAAAAGATTGTTGTATTCTTATTCACAAGTTTTAAAAACTATGGAGAATGCATATTCAACCAGTCAGGTAGCCCAGATGCTTGGCAAGCATAAGGTTACTATAGAAGATTACATTTTGGACGGGAAGATAAGATACCCACAAAAAGTATATCCGATAGGTAATCCAGAAAGCACATGGTATAAGTTTATGTATAGTGAATCGGACATTATGGACATTCATGAGTTTATATTAGAATCAGGTTATTCTAATAATATGCCTTCAAGAAATGAAATGAGGGCTCTTCTCAAACACAACACTATATTGTATACTAAGACAACAGAAGGGAACTTTGTACCAGTATGGAAAGCAGAGTAGCACCAGCAAGAGTTGTAGTATGTGAAATATGTAAGAAAGAATTAGTAGTGCGTTGGGGCATTTTTGCTCATGACACTTTAAGCAGACATAGAAAGGCGGAGCACTAATGGAAAAAGGGACTCAGGTTAGAGTTGATTTATCTTTTACACGCAACCTAGGCAACTTTGAAAGCATTAAGATTGGTATTGGCGTTGACGACTTTGTTCGAGACGGCGAGACAGTAGATGCTGCAGCAGACAGAGTCTATAAGTTTGTTGAAGACAAGCTTATTCAAAAGACACAAGAAGTAGAAGAGGAATTGCGTGGCAGTAAATAAAGAACCCTACATCCTCTTATCTTTATATTCAAACTTATACGAAGGCCTGTACAATACAAAGCCAACAATTAATAGATATAAAGAGAAGTGGGCTATGCAGGATGTAATTGATAGCATAGGGTTTGATCGTGCAAAGGATGTTTTGTACTATTATTTTGAGACTGGAAAGAATAGGCACCCGCTTAATTTTTTCTATAATAACTTTGACAGAATAGAAGACATGATGATTCAAATTAAAGAAGATAAAGTTAACAGAAGCCGTCTGTTGCAAGAAACTAAAAGAATGGTTGAGGATAATTAGTGAATACAGAAGCAGAACTAATTTCAGCAGTTTGTAAAAACAAAGACATAAGCACCATTCTTGCAGATAATTCAGACGACCTATTTGTATCTCATAAAGATATCTGGGAAGGTCTAAAGTCATACTATTATAAGTTTAGGGCAGTTCCAGAGGCTGGAATTTTGCAGGATAAGTTTAAAGACTTTGAGCCAGTTGAAACTAAAGGAGAGACTGGATACTATTTAGACAAACTTAAAAATGAATTTGTTGGAAACAAGCTTAAGGGTATTCTTTTGCAGGCAGGATCATCTTTGAAAGAGGATGCCCCTTCTAGAGTGCTAGGTACAATGCAGTCACAGTTAGCAAACTTAAGTAGATATACAAATAACGTAAAAGATTTAGACATAACAGATTTAGATTCAGCAGAAAGACACTATGAGTCAGTAAGAACTCGATCATTGGCAATGGGCGGTAGCCCAGGAATCCTAACTGGATTTGAGGCAATTGATAAAGCTTACCCAACAGGAATGGCTCCAGGACACCTTATCGTTGCTATTGGCTGGCCAGGACGTGGTAAGACTTGGTTCACATCATACTTAGCATGCAAAGCTTGGGAGCAAGGCTTTAAGCCTATGATTGTTTCTCTTGAAATGGCACCAGAGAATATGCGAGATAGAATCTATACAATGCTTGGTTCTGGATTGTTTAGAGCAAGCGACCTTTCAAAGGGTGACATTAACATTGATGATTTTAAAACTTGGGGAAAGAAAAAGACTGAAGGCAAGAACAGCTTCATTCTTGTTTCTAATGAGGGTGCTGGAGAAGTAACACCAGCAACTATTCAAGGTAAGATTGATCAGCATAAACCAGATCTTGTAATTCTCGACTATCATCAATTGTTTAATGATAACAAGCGAAGCAATTCTGAAGTTGAGCGAAATAGAAATATCTCAAGAGACTTTAAGCTGCTTGCAGTTACAAACGGAATCCCAATCATTGATATTACTGCAGCAACTGCAGATGATATTTCAGATCAAAAAGAGCCACCAATGATGAGTCAAGTTGCATGGTCAAAGGCTATTGAGTATGATGCTGACATGGCTATTGCTATTCACAAGCATGCTAATACAGATTTGATTGAGGTTGTATCTAGAAAAAACAGGCATGGACATGACTTTAGATTCTTCCTTGACTGGGATATAAATAGAGGAGTTATCACTCCAATCTATGAAGACCTTCCAGAGTTGAGCAAGTGACACATCAAAATATTAAAAGGTTTCAAATACAAGTTGAGTTTCTAGATGATTCTAATATGATTAGGATTAAAAAGCAGTACGAAGATCTACTAACTGGTCAGATGAAAGACTCTGGTTATGCCAGGGTGCTTGACATAGACCCAGCTTTTTCGGTAGAATTTGACGGACAAACTTGGAAGTTCTTAATGACTATCCACGGAATCTATGTAGGAAAGAAGAAGGCATGGCAATTAGAGGGTATAACTCAAGGCAAGTTGATAGCTCGGAGTACACCCCTGCCCATATCAAGTCAATAGTACAAAGCCTTGGGATAGATATGGTGGGGGAAACATCGAATGATTATCTTGCGTACTGCCCATTTCATTCTAATAGACATACATCAAGTTTTAGTATAAGTAAAACAAAAGGCGCATATATTTGCTTTAATCCATCCTGCGGAGAAGCTGGAACATTGAGCGACCTTGTTAAAAGGATATTAAATAAAAATGAGTTTCAGTCGCTAAGATTTATTGAGTCTAAGCAGTCTGAAGCATTAGCAAATTTTGATGAGTCTCTTAAAGATATGCTGCAAGATAAACCAGAGTTTGTTGAGTTTTCAGAAGCTACCTTAAAAAATTTATATGATGGTTTAGTAAAAAGCAGCAAGGCAAAGGAGTATCTAGTTTCTCGTGGAATTAATTTAGAATCAATGGAACATTTTATGTTAGGGTATTCTGAAAATATGGACATGATAACTGTTCCAGTACATAGTCCAGATGGAACTCCAGTCGGGGTTGTTGGTAGATCCATATCTGATAAAAGATTTAAGAATAGTAAAGACCTTCCAAGAAGCAAGACTATGTTTAATATTCATCGTGCCAAGAAAATTGGTGACAGAGTAATAGTTGTAGAGTCTAGCTTTGATGCTATTCGTGTTCACCAAGCTGGCTTTCCTAATGTAGTTGCCACTCTTGGCGGTCATATATCTGGAGATAATTTAGGGCTTTTAAACAGATACTTTAATACAGTTATTATTATGACTGATGCAGATAAGGCGGGAAGAGATTTAGGTTCAGCTATTGCTTACAAATTAAGTAATAAAAACATCTTGTGGGCATCGCATTCTTATGGTAGAATATATCCAGAGGGTGTAAAAGATGCAGGTGATATGTCTGATGAAGATATTAAAGCCTGTATAACAAATGCCATATCTAATTTCGAATACAGAACTTAAAAAATACGTGGTTACAAACGGATATATACCGTTACATACATAAGGAGAAAAAATGGGAATAGTAAAAGGTTTGTCAGGAATGACAAAGGCAATGGACAAGGTTACATATACTAGTTCAGAAGATAGCAAGGCAAAGTGGTTAAAGATTGAAGACGGAGAAGCAGTAAAGATTCGCTTCCTACAAGAGCTCGATCCAGACTCACCAAATTATAATGAAAAAATGGGTTGCGGATTTTTTGCAATTGAACACACAAACCCTAAAGATTATCGCCGTAAGGCACTAGACACAATGGAAGACGAAGGCCGTGACTGGGCTCAAGAACAACATCGCAAAGATCCAAAAGCTGGGTGGGGTGCAAGAAAGCGCCTTTACATTAACGTCCTAGTTGATGATGGAAAGACTGAGCCATATGTTGCTATTCTTTCTCAGGGTGTAAGTGGAAAAACAATTACACCAACATTAATTGAATACGCAAATGAAATGGGAAGCATCTCAAATCTAATGTGGAGAGTAAAGCGTAGCGGTCTTAAAACAGACACAAGCTACACAATCATTCCTTTGGCTAAAGATGAAAAGCCGTTTGATTTTTCTGCAGTAGAGCTGTTTGATTTAGAAAAGACAGCAGTGCGTAGCGTTCCATACGCAGAGCAGGAAGCATTCTATACTGGTGAGTCATCTCCAGAAGAAAGAGAATCATCTTCAACCAGTAGCAGCGTCGACTGGTAACAGAGAGTATAGGCGGAGAATTAAGTTGAACTTCACACATTTGCATGTGCATTCTTTCTATTCATTAATGGATGGGCTTAATTCTCCTGCCGAACTCGTAAAGGCTGCAAAAGAAGCTGGACAGACCGCCTTAGCTATTACTGACCACGGAACATTATCTTCACACCGTGATATGCAAATTGCATGTAAGGAGCAAGGCATCAAGCCAATTCTTGGAGTAGAAGCATACATTTCCCCAACAGATAGATTTGATAGATCTTCTAAGACTGATAAATCAATTCAGGCCTATAACCATATCATTCTACTTGCTAAAAACAAAAAGGGATTAGAAAATATTAATACTCTCCAAGAGCTTGCTTGGACAGAAGGGTTTTATCACAAGCCAAGAATTGACAGAGAGGTTTTAAAAGAATATGCGGAAGGCATTATTGTACTTAGTGGATGTCTTAATGGACTTATTAGTAAATGCATCGAAAAGGGCGAACTATCAGAAGCCAAGCTTATACTTCAAGATTTTAAACAGATCTTTATGGAAGATTTCTACGTGGAAGTCCAATCACATAACCCCTATGAAATCAACTCGACCCTATTAGAATTAGCGGATGAGTTAGGAATTAAGGCGGTGGCAACAGGAGATGCCCACTTTGCTAAAGAAGAAGATAGAGTATTAGAAGAAGCAATGCTTATTCTATCAACATCTCCTAAGTCAGATAAAGATGCAGACTTTGAAATGTCTAGACAAATGCCAGACATGATGGATAGATTTAATTACTTATATCCAGACCGTAGAATATCATTTCAAGATTATAATCTATTTATTCAAAGCAGGTCTGAAATTGAGGCGGACTTTAATAAGGCAGGTATTACTCGTACAGATATATATGATAATACAATGGAAATTGCTAATAAGATTGGCGAGTATGACTTCTATGAGGGTCTAGATCTGCTGCCTATCCCAAAGACCAATGCTGATAAGAAACTGGCTGATATAGCCTTAGAAGGCCTTAAAAGACTATCTCTGGACAAAGATCAGGTCTACTTGGATAGAATTGCAGAAGAGTTATCTATAATTAAAGATAAGGCATTTGCTTCATATTTCCTAGTTGTAGCAGATATGATTACATGGGCTAAGTCAAATAATATTATGGTTGGTCCAGGTCGTGGTTCTGCAGCTGGCTCATTGGTTTGCTACGCTCTTGGTATTACAGATGTAGATCCAATTAAGTATGACCTACTGTTCTTCCGATTTATTAATCCTGAGCGTAATGACTTTCCAGATATTGATACAGACTTTGAAGACCGTCGCCGTAAAGAAGTTAAAGATTATTTAAAGAAGAAGTTTAAGCACGTTGCTTCTATTTCCACATACACCTACTTTAAAGATAAGGGTGTAATTAGAGATGCTGCCCGTGTGTTTATGGTGCCCCTATCTGATGTTAATCGTGCAATGAAATCAATTGACACCTTCGAAGACTTTATGGATTCTCCTAATACAAAAGAATTTAGAGCAAAGTATCCAGAGGTAACTTGGCTTGCAGAAAAACTTCGTGGAAAGATTCGAAGTGTTGGAGTTCATGCTGCTGGTGTTGTGGTTGCAAAAGATGATTTAAGAAAGTATGCACCAATAGAGTCCAGAGCTGATGCTAATGATGAAGTGTCTGGAAGAATTCCAGTCGTGGCATACGATATGGATACGGTTGCAGATATAGGTCTTATTAAGCTAGATGCCCTAGGTCTTAAGACTTTATCTGTGATCTCTGATACATTAAAGTCAATTAAAGATAGATACAATAAAGATATAAATCTTTACGATATTGCTTTAGATGATGAGAATGTATACAAGATTTTTAATGATGGTTACACAAAGGGTATCTTTCAAGCTGAAGCAACTCCATACACTAACCTACTTATAAAAATGCGTGTAGATAAGTTTGAAGACTTGGCTGCATCAAATGCCTTGGTTAGACCAGGAGCTATGAATACAGTTGGAGCATCTTATATTAAGCGCAAGCACGGTAATGAAGCAGTTAATTATATCCATCCAATTATGAAACCTTTTACAGAAAATACATACGGGGTGATTATATATCAAGAGCAGGTTATGCAAGCATGCGTACACCTAGGAGGAATGACTTGGTCAGAGGCTGACAAGGTTAGAAAGGTTATTGGTAAAAAGCAAGATGCAAAAGAACTCAGTCCATTCAAAGATAAATTTATTCAGGGCGCTAAAAAGCACATCAGCGCAGAAGAAGCCGACAACCTCTGGAAAACATTCGAAGCTCACGCTGGATACTCATTCAATCGTAGTCACGCTGTCGCTTATTCTATGCTTTCTTATTATACCGCTTGGCTTAAGTGCTATTATCCTTTGGAATTTTTATTCTCGATCCTCAAAAACGAAGGCGACAAAGACGCCAGAACAGGTTATTTGATTGAAGCAAAAAGACTTGGGATTAAAGTAAAGCTTCCCCATGTAAATGAATCTGATGTAAACTTCTCGTTGCAAAAAGATTCAATTAGATTTGGATTGGCAGAGATTAAATTTATTTCAGACAGTATTGCAAATAAAATTATTGAAAAGAGACCTTATGAAAACTATAAAGACTTTGTTGATAAAGCATCCCAAAAGGGCAGTGGCATTAATTCTAGGGCCATTTCTTCTCTTAACGCTATTGGCGGTGCTGCTTTTGATGATAACCCTAGAAGCGGTAAAGAAGCCGAGTCTTATTACGAATTTTTAGGTATACCATCATTTAATCTATCTAACCTAGATCCAAAAATTAAAGCTCAAGCAAGACCAATTGATGAATTTGAAGAGCTCGGATCATTTGTTATGTTCGGAATGGCTAAGGCAATAAAGCGTGGATCTGGCTGGTCAAGAATCGAACTTGTTGACGAAAGCGGATCGGTTGGTTTGTTTGATATAGAACAAACAAAAATAGAAACAAACAAAATGTATTTTGTTCTTGTTGGTGACAATAGAATATCTAGATATGTAGAGGTTGATTTAATTAATAAAGACTCTGAAGATGCTTTTGTTAAATACCTGTATGCACAGTCTTATCCTATTGACGAAAATCAAAGGTTTGTGATAAGCTATACACCATACAAAACAAAAGCTGGCAAGACTATGGCACACCTGGTTCTGTCAGATAAAGATAAGAATCTAAATAGAGCAATTGTATTCTCAAGCATGTACCCATTATCGTTGGCAAAAATGCGAGAAGGAATGATATGCGAACCAGTTCTAAAAACTTTAGAAGATGGAACACTTATGGTTAAGGAAGTAAAATGACAGATAATACAGAAGATATTTTTAAGACAATGAACGCATCTAGAGTGCTAGTTGCAATTCTAAATAAAATTGGATCAATTGAGATACCAACAGAAGATTTCATTAAGTCTAATGGCGAAGACACTCAGCTTTCAGTTTCTTATAATGATCAGTCCCTATCATTTGAGTTTAAGTTAGAGGCAAAGCCTACTGATTCTGATGAAGAACTGGCTAATAATTAATTAGCATGGACATTCAATTAGATGATATCTTAGCAAAGCTAGATCCTAAAACAAGAGCCAGAGTTCAATCGGCTGTCGATATCCAAATACATAAACAGCCAACCCCAAGCATAGGACTAAACCTTGCATTAAATGGTGGGTTTGCTTACGGTAGGCAGATACTTGTGTGGGGTAATAAGTCTGCAGGAAAATCTTCTTTTTGTTTACAGATGATAGCCCTCGCTCAAAAAGAAGGAAAGACTTGTGCTTGGATAGATGCTGAGCACTCTTATGATCCTCAATGGGCAGAGAAACTTGGTGTTAATTCAAAAGAGTTAATATACTCACCAGCTAAAACTATTAACGACATGGTTGATGTTGCAACAAAGCTTATGGAAGCAGGAGTAGACCTAATAGTAGTTGATTCTATTTCAGCACTTCTTCCAGCAATCTATTTTGAAAAAGACGGAAATGAAATGAAGGATTTGCAAGACACTAAGCAAATCGGCGCAGAAGCAAAGGATATGACTCACGCAGTCAAGATGTTAAATTATGCAAACAAAGACACATTACTTGTTCTCATCTCGCAACAACGAAATCAGTTTGGATCTATGCATGCTAGTCACATCCCAACAGGTGGCATGGCAGTTAAGTTCTTCTCTTCAACCGTCGTTAAGCTTTGGTCCTCAGAAGCTGAGGCTAATGCTATTAAGGCTGGCATTAAAGTTGGTGACAAAATTATTGAACAAAGAGTTGGCAGGCCAGTTAACTGGATTGTTGATTACAACAAAGTGGGCCCCCCAAATTTATCAGGACAATACGACTTTTACTACCAAGGGGAAGCTCTTGGTATAGATTACGTTGGAGAAACTTTAGACGTTGCAGAGATGTGCGGAGCTATTGAAAAAGGCGGAGCTTGGTATACTATTAATAAAGAAAGAATTCAGGGACGTGCAAAGGCTGTTCAATATCTGCGTGACAACAAAGAAGTACTTGAAGACATAAGGAAAGAAATTGATGCCAAAAATTAATGAGTTTTTTACTTCTAAACCAGAAGACATTCAGGATGGCCGAGTTGAAAGAATAGATCAGGAAAGACCATGCAGTAAATGCAACCTGTCTTCTCCGTTTTATAATTTTAATCAGGTAACTTTAGAAATGTATTGGAAATGTCCAGATGGGCATGAAACAAGGCACAAGCTAAACTGATGTCAGAAAGAGCAGAAGTAAAAAGAGATGGCGCTAAAGCACAAAAGAATAGCGGTAGAGGCGCTTATCAAAAAGGTGATGCAAAATGGAAAAGCTTTGTAGTAGATTACAAAGAGTCCAAATCATCATTTAATTTAAATAAAGATGTATGGGCTAAAATATGTACAGATACTTTTAAGGTAAGCAGGGATATGCATCCAGCACTTAAAATTATTATCGGTGAGGATTCCAAGGTTCGTCTTGGAATCATAGAGTGGTCAGTTCTAGAAGAGCTGATTGCATTTTGGGAGGAAAATAAAAATGGCTAATCCAATGATTACAATCGTAGGCAGAGTTGGTAGCGAACCAGAAACTGTAGGATCAAATGGTCTTCGTTTTAGAGTTGCAACAAATGATCGCGTTAAGAATGACACCACTGGAGAGTGGGAAGACAAGAACACCTCTTGGTGGACAGTCAAGGCTTGGCGCACACTTGCAGCGCAATCAAAGTCTGTAATTAAAAAGGGCATGGAAGTTATTATTGTAGGAAAGATTTACGAAGAAAGCTGGACAGACAAAGAAGGCGTAAATAGAACATCTTATGAAATTAATGCTGATTCGATTTCTGTAACAGCTTATACTTTATCTAAGGATAAGGCGCCAAATAATGATCAGTTCCCATC